ACATCGCCAACGTCAACGCGCTCTAAGTCAGACCAAGTCTTGAATCACCTGCGGCGTCTCCGGGCGCCGCAGCTTTCAGGATGGCCGACTCACTCTGGACCGGCATTGCCTCCGACCTGGGCGATGAAATGGCCCACCTCGTCAAAGAGGAACTCCTCACAGGTTGGAACGTCAAAGCCGTCATGGCCGGCCTTGAGCAGCAGCGCATCGCGCAGGCCAACGAGCGCCTCGAGCAGTGCGCTGTTGAAGGTATCGGCCAGCACACCATGAGCATCGACGCCGATGTCTACTGGGCTTGGGAAAAAACCGAACCCGGTTGCTGGGCCGACAAAGGCTGGCGCGACGACTTCAAAAAGCGCCACCCCGAGACCGCCGTCCACTACACCCCGCGCCGCACCACGGTGCTTGTCCCTTAAATGATCAAAGCACCCGACCGCGACAAAATCTCCGAGATCCTCTCGGACATCGATGAAGCCGACGCCGATGGCAGCGGCTACGTCCAGCGCAAGCTCCGCAACTGGAACACCCGCTTCTGCATCTGGGCCGGCCAGACCGACGACGGCCGCAAACACCAAGAGGCCCTCGGCAAGCGCCCATTTCCCTGGGACCGCGCCCTAGATTCCCGCGTGCGCATGGCCGACACCATCGTCCGCGACCACGTTGCCATGCTGACCAACGCCTTTTTCAAGGCGCGCGTCCAGGTCCAGCCCGTCGAGTCCATGGACATCGACAAGCGCAGCGCCGCGGAAAGTGTGTTGAAATGGCTCCTCTTCCAGCACGTCCTTGATGATCTCCGGCGCGAAGTGCAGCTCGCCGCCAACTTTAGAGAAACCTACGGCCTCGCCGTTATGGCGGTGGACTGGATCAAGACCACCCGCACCGAGATCAAGAGCTTCAGCATGGAAGACGCCATGATGATGCTGCAGGAGTCCCAAGATCCCAACCTGCAAGCGTTGTTGGAGGTCGTCCTCGACCCCGAGCAAGAAGAACTCGCCGCCCAGCTCATGGGCGAAGTCATCCCGGAGCTAGGCACCACCGCCAAAGTCCGCCAGTTCCGCGAAAAAGGCTTCGTTGAATGGGAGCAACCCTACGTTTTTGAAAGCCGGCCCCAGTGGACCGCTTTGGAACCCTGGGAGGACATAATTTTTCCAGCTCAAACCTATAGTCTACAGCGGGCGGCGTTCGTTGCCCGACGCGAGCTAATGACCGAACCGGAGTTGCGCGAACGTGCCGCTGTAGAGGGTTGGGACGACAAATGGGTTGAGCAAGTCGTGGAGAAGAAAGGCGACATCCGCCGCATCTCGCTGAACCTCCACCGCAGCGACCAGTTCCTCTACGACCACCAGCGCGACATGATCGAGATCTGGCACGTCTACAGGAAGGAGCACGACGACCGCACCAAGGCCATGCGCGTCACCCGCACCGTCCTCAGCTACCACGTCCCCGACCGCACTGCCATCCACGACATCCTGCCCTACGCCCACGCGCTCTATCCCTTCGTCGAGCTGCCCCGCGAACGCGCCTCACGCCCCATCTTGGAGTCCCGCGGCGTGCCGGAGATCGTCCAGACCGCCCAAGAAGAAGTCAAAATCCAACGCGACATGCGAGGCGACCGCGCCAGCATCGTCACCTTGCCCCCGCTCAAAACCCCCGCCGCCCGCGGCAAGATGGACCTCATCATGGGACCGGGCGTGCAAATCCCCGAGCGCCGCCCCGGCGAGATCTCTTGGATGACCCCGCCGCAGCCCGACGCCGGCAGCATCGAAGTTGAGATGTCCATCCGCAACGACGTGGACAACTACTTCGGCCGCATCAGCGAAGCCGTCCCGCCGCAACGCTACATGCTGCACACTCAGGAGCTGGTCGATAGCTGGCTCCTCGACATGAAGCTCTGCCTCGTCCAGACGCTCGCTCTTTGTCAGCAGTATATGACCGCGGAAGAAGTCGCCCGCGTCACCGGCAACGCAAATCTCCCACTCACTGCCAGCCCGGCCGACATCCGCGGACGCTTTGATGTGACGTGCGATTTCGACGCAAAAATCCTTGATGCCGGTCCAGATGGCGCCCTCTCCCAAAAGCTAAATTACTTGGCCTCCGTGCTCACTCCGCTGGACTCCTTTGGAGTCATAGATCGAGTAGGTTTGGTAAAATACATGATGCAAGCGGTCGATCCCAATCTCGCCGGCATCCTCATCAAAGACATCGGCGCCGCTACCCAGCAAGAACAAGAAGACGAGCAAGGCGCCTTTGCCAAAATCGCCGCAGGCACCGAACCCCCGCTCAAAGAGGGCGGCCAAAACGCGCAAGTCCGCCTGCAAACCTTGCAGCAAATCATTCAGTCCAACCCCGCCGTCCAACAGCGCTACGCCCAAGACGAAATCTTCCGCAGCATGATCGACGCGAGAGCACAAGCCTTCCAATTCCAGTTGCAACAACAACAAAACGCCGTCATCGGCCGCACCGGCGCCCAGCCCGCGCTGCAAAAGATGGCCCAAGACCAGCAACTCGGCATGACCGCCGCTCCTTCCGCTTAATGCCTTTGCTGCTAACTGACCACTGACTCCTGCCAACTTCCCCATCCCATGCATCCCAATATCAACGTCCGCAACGTCGCCGGTTTAAACATCCCGCAGCACGACTATCTCAGCATCTCGTATTACGGCAGCACCAACAACATCCAGACCGTCACCTACAAAGAAGGCGGCAGCTCCGGCCAAACAGTCGCCACGCTGACCTTCAGCTACACGACAAACCCTCCGACGACCGACGATGCCTCACTGGCGTCCGTTGCTCGCTCTTAAATCTCCAATTTCTAATTTGTAATGCCTTGGACGTTTAACCCCTTCAGCGGCACGTTCGATCAAAAAGGATCGGGCGGCGGCGGCGCGTCCTATATTGACGGCGAAGTAGCAACCTACGCAGACCTTCCGCTAGACGGCTCGGCCGCGCTCAACACCGCCTGGCTCGTCCGCGAAGCCAGCGGCACCTGGTTGATCGCCCGCAAACCCGCCGGCATTTATATCCGCACGGCCACGGCAGGAGTCAGCCGCGACGCCGACTACACCTACGCCGGCATCCTCCCCGACGTCTTCAACGACGCCAACTTCCTCCTCTACGACAACGGCGACAGCTCCAAAAATTTAGCCTTCCAACTTTCCGGCATTACCACCGGCACCACCCGCACGCTGACCGTGCCGGACGCCTCCGGCACCATCGCCCTCACATCCCAGCTCGTAGACACCCGCATCTACACGTCCAACGACACTTGGAACAAACCCACCGGAGCCAGACTCGTCCACTACCTCTTGATCGGCGGCGGCGGCGGCGGCGGCGCGGGCCGCAGGGGCGCGACCAGCACTTGGCGCGGCGGCGGCTCCGGCGGCTCTGCTGGCGGCTTAACGGTCGGATGGATCGACGCCAGTGCCCTATCTAATAGCGTCACTGTCACCGTCGGCACCGGCGGGTCCGGCGGCGGTGACTCCGCGGATGACACCAACGGCGCTCCTGGTTCCAACGGCGGCGACTCCTCATTCGGTAGCGACATCAAGGCTTACCGCGGCAACGCGGGGGGCGGCGGCATCGACTCCGGCGGCAGCACCAGTGTTGTCGGCGGCGCTGCCACGGCCAACTCAACTTTGATTTACGGCACTACGCTGGCCCTCGGCGGTGGCGGCCTGGTTGGTGGTAATTTGGCCACAGCTGCCGGAGCGACCACTCTCGCTTCTCCCACCGGCGGCGGCGGCGGCGGCGGTCTTCTAAATAACAACGCCAATAGCAACAGCGCCGCAGGCGGATCAGTGGGCCAAACCAATACCGGCCTTGTCACCGGCGGCGCAGGAGTGACCTCGACAAGCGGCGGGACGGGTGGCAACGGCGCAACTTGGACAAATTTTATCGGCACCGGCGGCGGCGGCGGGCGCTCTGCTGACACCGGCGACGTGCCATTTGCAGGCGGCAACGGCGGCCTCTACGGCGGCGGCGGCGGCGGCGGATCGGGAGGACTCAACGCTTCCGGCGGCACCACCGCAGGCGGCAACGGCGCGGCGGGCATCGTTGTCATAACCACTTACTTCTAACCATGACCGAGCAATACGCCATCCTCGATCAAGCCAACGGGCACCTCGTCAACGTCGTCCTCTGGGACGGCGACACCGGCAAGTGGCAACCGCCCACCGGAACGTCTGCCGTCCGCTTGGCCGACATCGACCTCGCCACGCTCCCGGTCGCACCCGCGCCCGAACTTCCGGCCGTCACCGCCGAAGAATTCCTCGCGTCCGTCGGCCTCGCCGGCGACCGCCAGCCCACGCTCCTTTACTTGCGCCTCAACCTCCAAGCCGCAGGCAAGACCAGCCCCGAACTCGACCAGCTCGAAGCCTACCTCAGCGGAATCCTCAGCATCTTCGCCGCCGATCCATCGCCCCGCTCCGACTGGCCACAACCCCCCGTGTCCTTCGAGACCGCCGTCCAAAGCGCCATGCAAACTCTTAACCCCTTAGTGCCTTAGTGTCTCCGTGAGAACCGTCACCCTACAAAGCATTTTGTTACGCGCCTGGCAGAGAGTCGGCAACGACGCCTCTGCGTTGGCAAATATTCCCTCCGGTGCGCAGACCATGCTCGTCGCCGCGGCGAACGACGCCATCGAGGCCTGCTGGACCTGGGCCGATTGGCCCGAACTCTGCCGCATCGAAGAACGCACCATCCAGGGGAACGCCACGACGGGCTGGTATATCGACTACGAACAGTCCGGCGAAACCGCCATGGGCGAAGTCTTCAACATCTACCGCGACAACCCCAACACCCACGCCGCGCCCCGCGAACTGCAATACACGCTCCTCGGCGACAGCATCCGCTTCCCGCAAAGCACCGATTTACCGACCACCGTCTGGGTCAACTACCGCATCCGCCCGACCGAATACTCAGCAAGCAACCTCTCGGCGACAGTGCCCGCTGTCATCGCCAAAGCAGTCGCGCTCATGCTGACCTCCGATCTCCTCACCGAAGACGGCCAGTTCGACAAGGCACTCGCCATGGAACAGATGGCCGAGTCCGAGCTGATCTCTCAGCGCGACAAATATTACTTCCAGCAAAACCAGCCGTCCACATGGACCGCTCGCGTCAACCAATACTAATCCTATGAACCCTAACGTCAGAACAACGAACAAAGCCAACGGCGTCCGCCTCATCTCCGACACCACGGCCGTCACCGGAACATTCAGCGTTGTCGAAAGCCTCGACGCCGCGACCAAGTTCCACACGCTCGCGGGCAACCAGACCAACGTGGCGAACACGACCAGCGGCAGCGCCTATGCGTTTCCGGTCGGCACCGCCATCGAGGGCAGCTTCACCGAGATCAAGCTGCACGCCGGTGCTGTGCTTGCCTACTTGAAGTAACGCATCTGAGGAGCCGCGCGATGAGCTTGCAGTATTTTCATCACAATTTCACGACAACGGAAAAAGGCGTCATCGGCACGGCGACATCTATTGGCTCCTCAGTGTTTTCTATGCTGCCCCATTTAGAGACGACTCTAAGGGTCGCCGGTCTTTGTGTCGGCCTCGCGGTCGGCGTTGTCACTTTAATTTCGGTCCTTCACGACCTCCGCAAAAAACAGAAAGCAAACAAATGAGAAACTGGAAAACAACACTCCTCGGCATCCTCACCATCATCGCATCGCTCTCGACCGCTGGCCGCGAGTTCCTCGCCAACGGCAGCATCCCCGACCTCGGCCTCATCGCCGCAAGCCTGCTCGCCGGTTGGGGATTGCTGATGGCGAAAGACCACAACGCCCGCCTCTGACTCCATGCCCGCCCGCGTCACAAAAGCCATTGCAGTTGCAATCCTCGCCGTGAGCTGGGCTGCTCTTGCGGGTGGCTGCGTGACGGTCGGGTATGACTTCTTGAAGCAGCAAGCCACCGTCACGTTCGACGCGAAGACCGTCAAAGAACCGACCAAGTGATCCCCAAAAGCCGACCACAACAAAAGCGCGACGAGACGCTGAAGCAGCTCAAAGCTGCCAACGTCAGCGACCCGGTGTGCTTGGTCGGCATTCGTGGCTACTACCGCGACAGCATGGGCGCGACCGGCAAGAACGACCGAGGCATCTATGACGATGCCCTCATCCTTGTCTCGCCCAATGTCCACGCCGCCTTCAACGCCAACGTTGATCCGGCCCGCAGCGGAAAGAATCCAAAGATCGGCAAAGGCTACGCATCGCTCAAGTCAGGCGTCTATCGCTACAAACTGGGCAAGCACGGCATTCGGAGCGGCAACCCTTACAAAGCTCTGGTCCAAGGCGATGCAGTCACCGTCCTGCGTGACGGCGGCAACGAAGAGACCGGCTTCTTCGGCATCAACATCCATCGCGGCGGAATCACCCGGACGAACAGCGAAGGATGCCAGACCCTGCCGCCCGCCCAGTGGCCCGCATTCATCTCCCTCGTTGAGTCTGAGATGAAACGCAACAACGCCAAAACCGTCAGCTACGTCCTGACTAGCCGGAAGGACATTTCGTAAACCTCTCAACCCTCATCCCTCAACTCTCAACTACCCAATGGCCAAAACAATTCCCCAGCTCACCGACGCCACAACCGTCAACGCCGCCGACGAGCTAATCATCCAGCAAGGCGGCATCACGAAGCGGGCAACGCGCAACGAGCTAATGACGTTCACCGTTTCGGGGGCGGCCTCTCCGCGCCTAATCGACGACCGACTGGCGGACGTGCTTTCAGTTAAAGACT